CGATCACTTAAATTAATGCTTGCGTAAAGGCGAAAGCATTCTAGGTGAAGCTGATCACCCTGAAGAGCTGAATATCAACCTAGACCGTGTTTCTCACATGATTACCAATCTCTCCATGGACGGACAGAATGGGGTAGGAAAGCTTAAGGTTATTCCTACCCCAATGGGTAATATTGTGAGGACACTGCTAGAGTCCGGAGCCAAACTTGGTGTTTCCAGCAGAGGTTCAGGAAACGTTGACGGCAACGGTAACGTTTCCGATTTCGAAATCGTCACTATTGACGTAGTGGCCAAGCCAAGTGCGCCTGAGGCATATCCACAGGCTGTTTACGAGGCGCTAAACCACAGGCGTGGTCATGTTGTGCAGGATCTTGCAGAAGCTGTACGTCATGATCCAAAAGCCCAAAAATATCTCCGCTCTGAATTATTAGAGTGGATAGAGAAACTAAAGTAAGGAGTCTGGTCCAATGGAAAAGGCACTCAAAGAACTACTTGAGAATGAGGTGCTAAGTGAGGACACTAAAGAAGAGTTGTCCGAAGCTTGGAACCGCAAGCTTCAAGAGGCCGAACAAAGGGCAGAACAAAAGCTAAGAGAAGAATTTAGCCAGCGTTTTGAACACGATAAAGGCCTCCTAGTTGAAGCAATGGACCGCATGCTATCCGATGCGATCCGTGATGAATTGAATGAATTTGCCCAGGACCGCAAGGCTCTCGCTAACCAACGCGTTAAGCTGTCCAAAGCTATTCGCGAAAGTAAGGGCAACTACAACAAGAAGCTAGCAGAGCACGCAAGTAAGCTGCAAGGTTTTGTTGTAGAGCAACTTCAGCGTGAACTAAAAGAATTCCACGCTGATAAGAAGGACTTACAAGAGCAGCGCGTTAAGGTTGCAAAACAGCTACGTGAAGCACGCCAGCAGTATAAGAAAGAAGCTGCTCAGCGCGTTAACGTACTAGAGAGCTTTGTCATCAACCAACTAACCAAGGAAGTCAGTGAATTCCATCAAGATAAGAAGGCACTAGCTGAATCCCGCGTTAAGATGGTTACAGAGGGCAAGAAAAAGATTGATGAAACCCGTAAGGCGTTCATCAAGCGTGCGGCAGGCTTGGTAGAAGGTACCATTGACGATGTAGTCCGTAAGGAAATGACTCAGCTACATGAGGACATTAAAGCAAGTCGTCAGAATGACTTTGGCCGCCGCATCTTCGAGGCATTTGCTGATGAATACATGGCAAGTTACCTAAGCGAGGGTTCAAAGGTTAAGGATCTTATGAGCAAGATCAGTGACCGGGAGCGTAAGCTGAACGAAGCAATGCAAAAGCTTGAGAAGCAACAAAAGCTTCTGGAGAACGCAAATCGCAAAGTTACCCTTGTGGAAGAGAAGAGCAAGCGTAGTCAAACACTACAAGAGCTTCTTGGTCCTCTAAGCAAGGACAAGAGGGCGGTTATGGAGGAACTCCTTGATGGTGTCAAGACCAGTAACCTCCGTGAAGCTTTCCACCGTTATCTCCCAACGGTGCTTAACGAGTCAGGGTCTGCACGTCGTGTCAGCCAACGCGTTGACAGCGCTCGTAAAACCCTAACTGAAAACGAAAAGGGTCAGCAGGCCCCCAAGAAAGCCATTACTGGCAACAGGCAGAACAGGCTAGCAGAGTCTGCAAACGCCGAAACTAAAAACAATGAAGAAGATAACAAGCAACTAGCAGAAATTAGAAAGCTAGCCGGTATTGCAAACTAAGGAGAACTGAACAATGAGTAAGCTATTCGAATCCAATTGGAAAGCTACTAAGCAGGCACTACTAGAAGGTAAGGACCTTCAGTACAACATGGACGGTAGTGCTAACCCAAACAAGAAAAAGGTCATGGAGACCGTTCTTGAGAACACCCGCAAGGACCTACAAGGCCGTGGCGGTTCCATGTTACAAGAATCTGCAACAGCTGGCGCAACTGCGGCTGGTAACGTAGCAACCCTAAACAAGGTTATCCTACCAGTTATCCGTCGTGTTATGCCAACAGTTATTGCTAACGAGATCATCGGCGTGCAGCCAATGACTGGTCCAGTCGCACAGATCCACACACTACGCGTTCGTTATGCAGATAACGTTCCTCAGGGTGGTGGCGCTGGTAGCGTAAGTGCTGGTACAGAGGCTCTTAGCCCATTCGACATCGCACGTTTCTACTCTGGTAACGAAGATCCAAACAACCCTAAGGCAAGCCCAACAGCTACCCTAGAAGGTCGTCCTGGTAATCGTCTAAGCATCCAGATCCTAAAGGAAACTGTCGAAGCTAAGACACGTAAGCTAAGCGCACGTTGGACCTTTGAGGCTGCGCAAGACGCACAGGCTCAGCAGGGCATCGACATCGAAGCAGAGATCATGGCTGCGCTAGCGCAGGAAATCACTGCTGAAATCGACCAGGAGATCCTAAGCTCACTACGTAGCCTAGCTGGTCCTGCTACTGCAACATTCGACCAGAGCGGCGTAAGTGGTACTGCTACTTTCGTTGGTGATGAGCACGCTGCCCTAGCTGTTCTAATCAACCGTCAGGCAAACCTAATCGCAGCTCGTACACGTCGTGGTGCTGGTAACTGGGTTGTTGTAAGCCCAACCGCTCTAACAATCCTACAGAGCGCAACAACCAGCGCATTTGCACGCACAACTGAGGGTGTCTTCGAGGCTCCAACTAACACCAAGTTCGTTGGTACTCTAAACAACTCCATGCGCGTGTATGTTGACCAGTACGCACCTGATAACACACCAGTCCTAGTAGGTTACAAGGGCCCAGGTGAAATTGACGCAGCGGCATACTACTGCCCATACGTCCCACTAACAAGCTCCGGTGTTGTTATCGATCCACAGACCTTCGAGCCAGTCGTTAGCTTCATGACCCGTTATGGTTACATCGAGCTAACAAACACAGCGTCCTCTCTAGGTAACGCTGCTGACTACCTAGGTCTTGTTGACATCAACACAAGCAACCTAAAGTTCTTATAAGTCATACACTTATACGAACATGGCGAAGCCCGGGAGCAATCCCGGGCTTCAACCATGAGTGGTTGACAAATCCCCTCACTATGCTATGCTAAGGTGTAATGAAGGAGACGCTTATGGACCGGATGTTCTGCTACGCATGGTATGAGGTGGACAAACCCAACGAGACCAAGTTTGGTGAACGTTGGGTGTTTGATGGTCAAGACCCGCTCGTCGAGGTCTGGAAGCGCGTGCGCGGCAGCCTTCAAGTCCGCAAGGACATCATGAACGGTGGACCTCAAACGGACAAACAGCGTGGTGGCATCGTTCTTGAGAAGATTTGGGACGTCACCGAGTACGCTCAGCACGTTGGCCGTCATTACAAGCAGGCCCGTGTTGACGACCACATCCGTGAGCACATTGGTCACCGCAAGGGTAAGACAGGCGAAGTCCACAAGCTGCCAGCTTCCGAACTCGTCACCCGCGTAAACAGAGTGCTCGCTCGTGCTGGTCAACCCCTCCCTTCCGCAGCCTTGTCCACTGCTCAGTACCTCGCTGCTGACGAGGTGCTGCAGGCTGTCCGCCAAGGTCATCGAACCATCCTAGCCGAACTCTGCGCACGCTTCGGTAAGACGGTGTGGGCCGGGGCTGTCGCCCGGGAGGCGAACGCCCAGCTACTAGTGGTTGCAACCTACGTGCTGACTGCAACCTCCTCCTTTAAGAAGGACCTGTCCAGCTTCGAGCAGTTCGCGGGTTGGGAGCATGTGGACACGAAGGACGACGACTACCAGCAGCAGATTGAAGGGGCCCTTGCGCAGGGCAAGCCAGTCGTCGCATACCTCAGCCTGTGCGTCGGGCCGCAGCGACAGGAGCGTATCGACACCCTGTTCAGTCAGGACGTTCCGATCACCCTAGTTGTTGACGAGGCAGACTTTGGCGCGCACAAGAAGGGACAGAGCCAGCCGCTGATTGACGCCCGGCGCCCCAACGACACCGTGATCCTGATGACCGGAACCAACGGTGACCGTGCCGCCAGCCTTTGGAACGTGGACTACTACTTGGGCGTCGTCTATCCCGAGCTGCTGATGAATAAGCATGCTAGTGACTTGGGTAACAACCTGACGTTCAACGCCCTCCAGCACTTTGAGCGCAACGCGAAGCGCGATCAACTGGCTGTGGAGGTTGAGTTCTACCAAATGAACCTGATCCGCGCCGTTGACCGTGCTGAAGATGCGGGTATCATTGACGATGAGACGCACCTACCAAGCTGGAGCAAGTTCGCCGCGGCGCCTGTTAAGGGTAAGGGCTTCTTCACACGCATGCTGCAAGCCGTGTTCTTAGGTCAAAACAGCCTGGACGAGCTTAACGCGGACTTCCAGTTTGACCCCACTGGCCTCAGCCAAATCGAGACCCGCGTGGCGATGATGTTCCTACCGGGCTCTATCCGTAACGAGGCACTAGGTGTGGTACAGAACATGGCCCAGCAGGCGCTCAAAGGCTACCAAATCATCACCATCAACGGGGATACGACGACCAATGCGCGTGCTGAGCGCATGGTTGCGGACGAGATTGACCAAGCTCGCCGTAACGGTACGCACGTCCTGATCCTGAGTGCTGGCATGGCCCAACGCTCCTTCTCCATCCCGGAGATCACCGAGCTATACCTCGCCTACGATTCGGGCGAAGCTGGCCCAACCATCCAAAAGATGAGCCGTGCACTGACCCCTAGCTCACGTGATGACAAGGTCAGCCGCATCGTTAGCCTGAGCTTTGACCCCAACCGGGACGACAAGTTCGACTCAGTCATCCTTGAGACCGCTCAGAACTACAAGACGAAGTACGCCAAGCGCGACATGCGTGAGGCCATGCGTGACGTGCTACG